GGGCGTATCGCACCAGAGGACGTCGGCGCCGAAGCTGCTCGAGCCCAGATAGCCGTTCTGGCCGGGGACGACGTTGGCAAAGACGGGCACGAGCTGGCCCAGGGTACACTGGACCATGCAGGGGCAGATGCCGCTGACCATCGCCAGGCCAATTTGATTTGCGCCCAGCGGTTCCAAGAGAATGCAGAAGTTGCCGGCGTCGGTCGCCCGCGGCGTGGTGACTGTAAACCGTGCGAAGTTTTGAAACTCTTGTAAATTCACGTCCGGGCTGATCAGCGGAGCGACCAGGCCGGCCACGCTGAACCGCGGCATGGCGGAGCCCGAGGCGTTCTGCACCTCGATGATGTTGGCGGCGAAAACGTATTCCGGCGGCTCTTGCAGCCCGGGGTCGTTGCGATGCCGGGCCCAGTTCTCCGCCGACTCGATGATCGCGTTGGCCGTCGGCTCGGTGACCTTCCAGGGCTCACCCGATTTGAAGCGGCGGAAATTTTGCATGCTTACTGCCCGCCCCAGAGTGGCAGGTTCTCCGAAGTGCCGATATTGAGCGGCGTGAACGCGGACCGCTTATACAGGCGGTGGATGAGCACATATTGCGGCTGGGCGACGACGGTGGCCCCGCCGGAATCAACCACGCTCTGGTAACGGACGTCGAGATAATCCCAGCCGTCTTTGGCGACGTTGCTGATCGGTCCGATGGTGAGCAGGTTGTTATTCTTGCTGGAGTTGTTGGGGCTCATCGAGAACTCGTAGGCCGCCGTGACGAAGTTCGGATTCTGCGTGGAGAGCTGGGCATTCATCCCCAAGAATAGGACCTCGCCGGGATCGTAGCCGCGGAAGCTGGCCGAGTTGACCGGGCCCTGGACGATGGCGAAGACCGCATCCTCATAGGCGAACGTGTACTGCGCCATGGGGATCTCGACCGATTCGGTCCAGGTCCGCTGGGGGACGAAGATCGAGGCCCCGTGGACCGTGCGGCCGTCGAAGCCGACCGGCGCGCCATTGGTCCCCGCGGCATAATAGCCGGGGGCGGCTGCCGCCGCGGGGATGTTGGGGTTGGGGTACGAGTTGATGATGCTCAAGTCGCAGCGGATCGTCTGCTGCTGGCCGCCGATCTTCAGTGCGTACTGGTAGCTGAGCGAGGCCCAGGTGATCGTGGCCTTCCAGGCGCCCGACGTGCCGTCGACCTCGTTGAGGGTCAGCGATCGCATGGGCCACTGATACGTGGCGCCGGCGGGGGCATTACTCTGCGGGGCATAGGCCAGGAGCGCGGCCTTGACCGTGTCCCATGTGAGGCCGAAGGCGCCCAGGACGTTGTAGGCCTGGCTGATGCTGGTGGCGCTCACCTGGAACTCGGGATTGTCTTCGAAGATCTGGATGGCCATCAGATTACAACGCCCCAGGATTTGAGATAGTCGCGGATCTGCTTGACATCTTCGCGGCCTTGCTCGACGAGCTGGATGTGTTGGCGTTGGAGGGCCACGGCATCATAGGCGGCCTCGAGCTGCTTTTCGGCGACGCCGCCGCCGCCCAGCATGGCGGCCACGGCCCCGGAGAAGGTGCCGCGCTGTTCGCCCGTTCCCATGGCGGTGGCCGCCTGTTGACCTTTCCCGCCGCCGGTGAGACCTGGGGCCTTGAGGGCGTTGGCTGCGGCTTGCGCCGCCGAGAGTTTCTTCTGTAACTCTTGGATTTCGTCCCTTCGCGCTTGCAGGCCGCTTTGGCCGGCGGCATTTGCTGCCTGCGCCGCCATGTTCGACATCAGGCCACCCACTGGCCCAAACGCCCCGGTCATCGCGCCGCTAACAATATCGCTATGAGAAAACCAGTCGGTGAAGTCTTCCCATGCTGTTTGGATCGCATCGAGGGCCTGCGCCCAGCGCAACTGGAAGTAAGTGCAAATCACATCCCAGGCTTCCGTTAATCCTCCGGCGGCCACGGCGTGGGTAACTGCGCTGATGGTTTCTCCGGTCTGTCTCGCCAGACCGATCAATTTCTTTCCGAATCCATCCAAGGCACCACTCGCGTAAAGGAGATACCCACCCAGCCCCGCGATCGCAAAAGCAAGGGCTTCCCATGGCGAAAGGAGGAGATTGACGGCGAACGTCACGGCGGTGACCACGCTGCCGAGTAGACCGAATCCGATTGCCAGGAGTTTGATCGCAATGCCGCATCCCACGATGATGCCGGTGCCGTAGAAAATGGCCTGGGTTAAGGCTTGGTGTTGCTTGATCCAATCGCGGACCGCAACGGCCACGGGAACGATCAGGTTCGCCAGGCCGGTGATGACGGGTACCAGGGCCCCGCCGATGGCGCTGACACTGTTCATCACCACGTCGTGCAGGTCGCCCAGGGCGAGCGTGAACTGCTTGCCCGCCTTGGCATCTTCCTCGCCCATCACCAGGCCGAGCTGCTTGGCCCGGGCCGTGAAGGCGTCGAGGCTATCGATGCCCTGGTTGATCAGAGGCAAGAGCTCGCTCAAGCCCATCTTGCGGGCCAGGCCGATCTTCTCCTCGGTTGGCATGTTCTGGGCCAATTTGATGAATTCGCGGAGCCGATCGGCAGCGTCGCCCTTACCCATCTCACCGAAGACGCTTTGCGTCAGGCCGCCCGCGCCTTTGCTACTGGCCATGCCGGCCATGAACTCCTTGCCCTGCATCTTTTTCAGTCCGCTGGCCAGGGCCTCGTTGGAGATGCCCGCCCGCCGGGCGGCATAGGAGAGGGCCGAGAGCTTGTCGACGGCCACGCCGGTGGTCTCCGACATGCGGAGCATTTCCTCGCGGGCATCGGCGGTCAGCTTGGCGGCGCCCAGGAGAGCCGAAAAGGCCCCCGCCGGCGACGTGGCGAAGCGGGCGATGGCAGCGAAGGGCTCCGGCAGTTCGCCGCCGTAGGCCCCGGCAGCGAGCTTCGAGAGGCCGGCCTGCCAGCTCTTGAGCTTGGTCTGAAGATTGGCCAGGCCCTGCGTGAGCGGGTTGTCGTCCAGGTAGGCCTGCACATAGGCCATGCCGCCGCGGATTGCGCCAGTGGTGCCCGTACTCATGGTGAGCTGTCAGGTGTCAGGTGTCAGGTGTCAGGTGTCAGGAGGAGCCGGCGGCGGGTCGCGCTGCATGATCCGGCCCAGCAGGTCCGCGCATTCGGCCACCGTACATTCGATGCCGCGGCGGGGAACCGACGGCACGCTGCTGGCGTAGGGATTGAGGGCGTCGGGATGCTGCCCCTCTTTGCCCGCCCAGCAGGTCAAGAGGTAGCTGTAGGGCTGCCAGGCCCCGTAGGCGAGTCGCTTGAGCCGGCGGTAGGTGTAAGGTCCAGGGCTGGGGAATCTGAGCAAGCCGGCGGCGGCCCAGCACTCGTCGAGGATGGCGTCGCCCCGAGCGTCTCCAGGGCGGACTTGATCCGCTCGCTGATCTGCCGGTCCATGGCCGCCAGGGCCTGGTGGGCGAGCTCTGGATCGTGGAGCCTCGTGAGAGCCAGCTTGGTCCCCGCCTCCTCCACTTCCCGATTCTTGTCGCGCACAGCCTGGAGGAGGTTGCGGCGGTGCGACGGGGAGAAAAGTATGATCTCGTCCAGTAGCGCGTCATGCGCGGCCTGCAGGGCGTCGCCGTTCATGGAGCGGCGGAACTCCCGGGCGTCGACCTCCCGGAGCTTGGCCTGGTCCGCCAGTGCCGAGAAGATGAGTTTGGCGATGAGGGGCGGATAGGCGACAAGCTCCTTGAGGAGGTCGCTGTCGGGGTCGGCCACGTCCAAGAGGTTCACGCCGCAATCGGCCTTCACCAACTCGATCACGTCGACGTTGAGCTCGAGGTTCCAAGTGCGGCCCTTGGAGTCGGAAAACGAGTGCATGGCTAGGGATCTTTCTAGGGCAAAAAAACAGGGCAGCGAAGCCGACCGATCGAGCCCCTAGAACTCCACGGCCGACTCCGCGCCCTTGATTCAGGCGTCAGGTTTCAGGTGTCTAGGGGACACGTGCCTGACAAGTTGCTTACGCTAAGATCACGCTCACCTGCATGGTGGCCGTGGTGCTCGTGACGCCGATGTTGGCGAAGGTGCAGCCCAGGTTGTAGCAGCGGATGTCGGTCACTGTTTGCGCGGAGCTCCAGCTCGCCCCGGCGCTGCCGCTGGGCAGTGAGCCCAACTGGCTGGGAGACGTCGGCCAGGTGTCGAAGGCGGAGGCCGACAAGAGCGCGCTTAAGCGCTCCTGGCTGCCGCCGGAGGCGGTGAGCCAATCCACCAGGCCCGGCTGCGTGCTGGTGGCAATCAACTGCTGGATGTTCGTGCCGGTACCGCCGGGGATCGAGACGCCGTCGGTGATGTCCTGGCCGATGGCCAGGGCGACGGCCGTGCCGTTGGTCGGCAGCGCCGTGGGGGCCGCGCCGCTGGAGGCATAGTAGAGCGCGCTGGTCGGCTGGCCGGTACCGCCGGCCTGCGTCAAGGTGACCGTGGTCAGGCCGCTACTGGGCGTGTTGTAGCTCACGCTGGCGACCGCGCCGTCGTAGCAGGCGTTCAAGATTGTGCCGCCAGAGGTGGTCCAAAAGACGCAGACCTTTTGCGCTGCCACGACGGTCGAGTTGGGATCGTTCACGACCAGGATGCAGGTCGTCTGGGTGTTGATCACCGATTGCGAACCCGTGAGGGCCGCCGGGGCGGAGACGCCGAAGGTCGGGTTGCTCGAGCCGGTGACCGAGAGCGTACTCGAGCCGGAGAGCCCGGGCGAGTTGACGGTGGTGGTGAGCGAGCCCGTTTTTGTGCCGGTGGGCATTTTCAGATTCCTAGAGGTTGCCGCTCAACCGCAAGCGACACGGCATCGAGCACGCTTGCGGTTTCGCGATGGTCAGTGGCTTAGCCGAAGAAGGGTTGCGTGCCGTTGGCACCGACGGCCCACGGCTTCAAGGTGAACTTGTTCATGGGGACGCCGGCGAGCTGCTGGTCGTTGTCCGCGCCGAAAACGCCCATGCAGCCGCTGAAATTAAATCCCGCGGCGTCGCGGACACTGACCGGTATGCCCTGCCGGTTGATGAGCGCGGACCGGAACGCAGCCAGGTGCTGATCGGCCGAGTCGCTGGGGAAATTGACTTCCAGCTCGATGCCAGCCAACGAGGGCAACTGCTGCTTGATGGGCGTGTTGCGGTTGTTGGCCGTGGCCTCTTCCATGGTCACTTTGAGTGCGACGTTCTCGCAGGTGTTGCAAAGGGTCGTCGCCGGCAGCGGGCCGACCGATCCGGCGGTACCGCGGAGCAGTTGGGCGTCGACGAGGGAGAGGACAACGGTGGTCTGGTTAGCCATGGCGGAACTCAGGTTTCAGGAGGGTACCCGGCGTTGCCGGGTCTGTGTCAGGTATCAGATAGGAGGGCCGGTCAGACCTTGCCCCACTCTTCGGAGAGCAGGCCGGGGAGCTCACCGATCTCTTCGCCCAGGGCCGGTCCCATGAAGCTGCGGCTGGGATAGTGCTGGCCCTTGTAGGTCGTTTCGCCTTCGTGTTCGAAGGCCTGGCCCACGGTGCCCACCACGTTTTTGGAGGGGCCGATCAGGACGCTCATGGAGGCCTTGTCGAGTCCATACAGGATCGAGGCCGGCAGCAGGCCCTGTTTGCGGGGCCGGCCGCTTTTGCTGGTCGCCCGCTTGTGCGTGTGCGGCGGGTGATCTGGTTCGCTCGGGCCCGGCTCATCTTCGATCGAGCTTTGCGCCTGCTTGCGGACGAGGAAACCGAGTCGCTCCAGGGCTCGGTAGCTGCGGTAGCGGAACTGCTTGGCCAGCTCCAACCCGCGATCGACGTATTTGCCGCCGCGGAAGTTCATGGTGTTAGCTGATAGTGGCGGCCGCGGTGGCGACCAGGTAGGTGATCCGCAGGAGGCTGGTATACTGCCGCGATTCCCGCAAATGCTTGGGCAGGAACGGGTAGACCAGCTCGCTCTCCTGCCAGCCGGCCCAAGGGGCGTCTGGCGGGCGGCGGTTGGCCTGCAGGCACATGTAATCGTCGATCGACTCCATCAGGGCCAGGAGCGCGTCGAGGGCCTCTTGCTCTTGCACGCTGCCCGCCGGCGGGCTGATCACCTGGCGGACGACGATCTCGATCCGCACGTCATTCTGCTGGCGGGCGCGGTCCATGGGGTGACACTTCTTGTCGCCCAGGACGACGTCGACGCGGAGTTGCTCCATGGTCTCCATGGGGCGCATCGGATCGTAGACCCGCTGCGCCACAAACGGCATGCTGAACTCGTTGGCGTTCAGCAGCGCGGCCACGGCATCGGCTAAAGGGGCGAAGATGCTCATCAGGCGCCTGGCGGCTCGGTGCGGATCAACTTCACGAAGACCAGAACCTTGCGGCCGTGGGTGTCCAGCGGCTCGAATGTCCGGCCATCCTTGTTGGCCACGACCTTATAGACGTTGTTACCGCCGGTGGCCTGCCAGGTGCCGTTCACATCGGCCCAGATCGGGAAGGCGATCTCATCGCCGCCGCTGGGCTCCCATTGCAGGCCGTTGACCACCAGGTCGCGGAGGTGCAATTCAACGACGTAACCCAGCCAGCTTGCCGCCGCGTCGCGATCGAGGTCCTGGCCGATCGACAGCGATCGCACTGACGCGTCGGTGAGGGCGATCGCCGTGCCCGCGGCGCGATAGGTCGCGGACCCGGCAAAGACCGAATCGAGGACATCGTCCGCGGCCCAGAAGAGCGAATCGAAAAACGGCATGGCAACAAGCAGCCGGGGGCTGGCAGGGAGACGGCAAACAGCAGGGAGAGAGCAGGAAGCAACAATATCGCTCCCTGCTCCCCGCCCCATGCTGCGTTAGACAGAGGTCTGCTCCCACCAGTTGGTGCCGTCGCAGCGGAAGATGCTGCTGGTGCTCAAGGCCTGGCTCTTGGAGCTGCCGGCGCCGCCGGCGTCGATCGTTTCGGTGCCGTGCGGCCAGACCAGCAAGGCGCTGGCGCCGCTCTCGTTGATGATGCGGATCTCCAGGCCCAGGGCCGGCGGGGGCAGCGAGACGCCGTTGGTTCCGGAGGCCCCGGTCACGAAGGCGATGCGGCTCTGGATCGGCGTGGCCGTGGCGAGGGTCGTCCCGGCCGCGGCGATGACCTGCGCGGCGATCGTGCTGGGATAGGCCGCCGTCCCACCCGTGCCGGCGGAAAGTCCGGTCACCGAGTTGGTGTAGGTGAAGGTGTTGGTGCTGACGCCGGTCACGACCCAGTAGCCGTTATAACCGGCCAGGTTGACGCCGGCGATGGTCACGTTCTGGCCCACGACCAGGCCGTGCAGGCCGGTGCAGGTGATGGTCACCACGGAACCGACTTCGGCGGTCGAGGTGATGGCGTAGCTGATCTGCACGACGTCGTCCTGGTTGAAGCCGGCGTTGATGTCCACCAGCACGGTGCTCGCGCCCGAGGCCACGCTCTTGGCCACGAAACCGGCCGCGTAGGTGGCGTGGGCGGCATTGTAGCTGCCGACGATGGTCATCGCGACCGGGTCCCACCAGCAGAGCGTGCCTTGGGTGAAGGTCGTGCTGGTGTTGCACAAGAGCTCGAAGATGCCGGCGTTGAAGATCACTTCCGGGTCGCCCACGGAGATGCCGTCGACGCCGCCGCCGAGGCCCTGGACGACGCCCAGGCGGCCGTCCTGGAGCTGGATCACGTCGCCGTCGTTATTGGCCTGGGTGGCGATCTGGTGGATCTGCCCGTCGGGGTAGCGGAACAGGGCCTTGGCACTGTATTGAGCATACGCGGTCATGGAGAAAAGTCCTTTGAAGTGTGTGATTTGCGGGAGGGAAGAAGCGCGGAGCGGGGAGAGGAGAGAGCAGCCGAGCAAGGTTTTACTCCTTGCTCGGCTACCCATTGCGTTGGAATTACGTCGGGCCCGTCGCGGCGGCCTGGCTGTAGCCGCTGGTGAGGCAGATGATCCCGCGGTAGTCGAGGATCTTCACGCCGATGTCGAGGTTGGCGTCCCACTGGAAGCCGTAGCGGCCTTCGCCCTCGCGCATCACGCTGGAGCGGATCCGCGGCGCCCGGCCGGTGCCGATGCGGTAGCCGACCTCGATCGTCTTGGCCCCTTGCTCGCCCGGCCGGGCGATCAGGAAGGCGGTCCCCGAGCGGAGTTGCGAGTTGATCGTGTTCGCGTAGGGGAAGTAGGTCATGCCGCTGTTGTTGTCGTAGACGCCCAGCGGATCCAGACGGCTGTCGAGCCGAACTTCGACGTTCGCGCCCTCGCTGGCCAGCGGGTTGAACGTGCCGCCGGAGCCGGAGGCGATGATCCGCTGTTGGCTCTTGTAGAGCACGTCCAGGGCCCACATCAGGTCCGTTCCGGCCACGACGTAGCGGGGGCGGAGGTTCAAGACGCGGTTCCGCAAACGCTGCTTGTACATGGCCGAGGTGCCGTCTTGCAGCGGACCGGCGTTCACCGCCGGCGTGGCGGCGTTGAAGTCGGTGATCGGACCGCCGGTGACCAGGTTGATCTGCGTGCGGTTCCCGACCGTCGAGCTATTGAAGACGGCGTAACCGTCCTGGTTCAAGGTCGGGTTGCTGAGGAGCTGGGCATAGACCAGGTTGCCGCGGATCTGGCGGGCGCTGAGGCCCATATCCATCGGGCTCATCTGTTCGATGGCGCCGAAGCGGTCGTTGATGAAGTCCTGCTCGTCGACGGCGAAGTGCCCGGCATAGCGGAAGATCTTGTAGACTTCGTTCCAGTCGGAGGTGTCGAGGTCCTCGGCGGTCCCGCCCTTGCCGAGCCTTTTCATCTGGCCCATCTTTCCGTAGATGGCCCGCTCGTTTTGCAGGAAGTTGGGCACGTCCGATTCCGAGCACCAGCCTTGGGTGGTGTCTTCGGCGTCGATGTATCCGCCCAGGAATTGGGCGGAGACGTTTTGGGTGAAGATCGCCGAGAGGGCCGATCCGCTCATGGCAGCTCGGATGCGTTCCTCCTGGTCGTAGCTCACGCGGGTGCGGCCTTCGATGCGGTTGGCCTCGTCGACGATGTCCATGAGGCTCATGCCCCGGTAGCGATCGCCCATCTCCAACAGCCGCTCGGCGGCCTTGCGGCGCTCGGTGCTGGCGGTGCGGGTGTGGCCGCTCAAGATGCGGGTCACGTCGCCGCGGATCGTGAAGGTCTGGCCGCTCTCGCGCTGGCCTTTTTCATCCAACAGGCTTTCGCTGGGGCGATAGCCGCCCAAGATGTCCACCGGATCGCTCTTGCCTTTCCACGAGCGGCCGAAGAGCGCCGCGCCCAGGGTGGCGATCGTGCAATCGGCTTCGTGGTTGCGGGATTGGATGCCGAAGCTCCCCGACAGTTCGCGAGTGAGCTCGACGGAGTCGACGTTGCCGCCGCCGCCCACGCTCGGGCTGCGGTTCTGGCGGAGGGTCTCCAGGGCCACGCCGCGGAAGCGCTTCACGGTCCAGCCTTCGTCGATGGCGCGGGCCACGATCTCGGCGGGAATGTCGCTGGCGGCTGCCTTGCGGATGGCGGCCACGCGGCGGCGCTCGGCGGAGCGGCCTTCGGCGGTGGCTTCGCTGCGAATGCGCTCGTCCTCTTCGGCCGTGCGGCCCTTGGCGGGCTTCTTGGCCGGTTTGTCTTCTTCTTCGTCTTCCTCGTCGTCTTCCTCGTCGTCGTCTTCCTCGTCGTCGCTGCGGCAGGCCTCGTCGGCCCGGGCGCGATCGGCGTCGCTGAGGGCGTCCCAGAAGGTTTGCGCCTCTTCGGGCGTGGCCTCGGCGCGGAGTTGCAGGTTTGCTTCGAGCCAGGCGCGGAGCGTTTCGTTCACAGTGGATTCTCCTAGCAAAAGGGAGCGGATCTTGGCTCGCTCGTCGGAGCCGATGGGGGTGACGGAGACCTCGCGGAGCCTCCACTCGGTATGCACCGTCAAAGAACGGTCACTGGGGGCCGTGTAGAGGCGGCCCTTGACTTCCTTCGATTTGCCGGCCGGGATCTCGACGGATTCCAGCGGCTGGACGCCCCACGAGACGTCGGTAATGTGCTTGTCGCGGATCTTCGACCAGGTGTCGTATTCCGTGCCCGCGGTGTAGAGCCGGCCCAGGCACTGGTCGCCCTCGGTGCGGATGTCCCGCACGCTGCCGAGGACCTTCTTCACGCTGTCGCGGGTGTGCGTGTCGCAAAGGGGAACTTGCGGGGGCAGGACCGCGCCGTCCATGCGGTAGACCTCGAGGTAGGACTTCTTGGTGCGGAGGTCCATCGAGAGGCAGGCCGACTCGGTCCCCAGGACGGCCTCCACGCTGTTATGCTCTTCGTCGATCGAGGCCGGCGAGATCTCGCCCAGGCGGACGCGGAGGACCGCGTCGTGAGTGCGAGCGACCTTGGGGGCGGGCGTGACGGTCCGGAGCTTGCGGGCGGCCGGCTTGGGCGGCTTGCCGTAGCGGTGGTTCAAAGGTTCTTTGTTCTCGGTCTCGGCGTCTTCCGTGTCGTCGGCCACCAGGCTGCGGGCCTTCGCCTTGGCCTTTTTGCTGGTGATCTTGTTGGCGGTGGCGATGGCGATGCCCTCGGCGGTGGACTTCTCCGTGCCCTTCTTGATCTCAGTCCGCAGGACGCCGTTGGCGGTGTTCGCCCAGAGCTTCTGGAGGGCCGGTTTGCCCTTGAGCTTGGCGTTGTGCGCGGCGGCGTCTTTGGGAAGCCAGGGCATGAGGGCGGGGAGCAGGGAGCGGGGAGCAGGGAGCACGGAGGCCAGAGGGCCCAAGAGACCGCGCACGCACGATCGGTCGATCGATCAAACGAAGGAAAGCTACGTTACGGCTGGTGCATGGCCAGCAGGTTGTTTCCAGAAGCTGGAAAAGACCGGAAAATAATCAGACGGCCGTGGCCAGGCTGGTCTCGGCCTTGAGGACCGCTTTGCCATTGACGGCCACCTTGCGGGGGCCGACGGCGATGCCGTAGCGGACGTATTTGGTGCCGTCCTCCCCGACGTCATGCCAGTTATCCAGCCAGTCTTCCTCCCGGATGAGGATCGTGCCGGGGGCGGAGATGTCGCCGGATTGCTCGGCCTGGCGGACGGGGACGTCGCCGCCGGGTTCGCGCTCGAGGTTCTCGATCGAGCTGTCGTGGCAGATCACGTAGCCGGGGACCACGCCCACCACGGTCAGATAGTGGCCGTAATTCCAGAGGGCCTTGCTCGATCGTTCGCCCGAATAGTCCTCCACCGGGCAAACCACCGGTCGGCCCTGGCTGGCACACTCGGCCAGGTCGGCCACGCTCATCCCCTGGCGGGCCTCGACGATCAGGCCGAGACTCTCCACGTAGGCCACGATCGCCTCCGGGGCGGTGGACTTTTCCTCGCTAGTGCCGAGGTTCTTGGCCCAGGCGGAGAGCCGGCTGGGGCCGAGACCGAACAGCCGGCAGGCGCACATCGTGGCGGCCGCGCCGCACTCCCAGTGGTTGTCCTGGCGGATGTCCGGCGGCGCGAGGATCGCCAGCGAGGCCGCGCGGGTGCGATCTTGCTGGTCGGCCGTTCGCACGGCTGCTTTTCGCTTGCCGGCAGCCGCTGGCCCGGGCGCAGCCTGTCCCTCTTGTTGAGGTTGAGGTTTCCCGCCCGCGCCCATGCCGGCGGCCTTGCTGGGATCGGGTATGCCGGGGATCTCCGGCAGGCCGGCGGCTTTGAGGCGCTTGGCGTCTCCCTCCCGCTGCTTTAAGACCTTGTCGGGATCCTTCCCGTGGGCGACGATCGCCTCGCTCCAGGTCACCGTGCCGTTTTGCAGGTATTCCCGCTCGGCAGTCGATTCCTTCGTCGGATCGACATGCGGGGCCTTTATCCAGCCCCAGGAGTGCTCGACGTCGTCGGGGGCCTCGGGCAGCTCGCCGGCGAGCTCCGCCTCCCGCATCACGGTATACTCGCAACGGTCCAGGCCGATGCGACCGAGCCAGCCTTGGCAGGTCATGATCGAGCGCCAATAGGGCTGATTGTCGAAGCGGCACGAGCTGTAGCTATGCTTGCTCGAGTCCAGGTTGATGATCATGCCGGGGATGCACCGGCCGCGACCGGTCTCGGCCTTCTTCTCCGCCCGCCAGGACTGCTGGTCGCTGGAGGGCTGCGCGGGATCGAGCTGCTCGGCCTCGTAGCCCGGCGGTCCGAAGGTGTGGACTCCCCTTTGCATGGGCGAGGCGGTCCCGGACTGGACCACCACGGGGGCCGTGGTGTCCGGGTTTTTCATCTGCCACAAGACGCCCGTCTTGGCCAGCATCTCGGCGGCATCGAGCATCGCCTTGTCCCAGTCGCGCAATTGGGCGACCGTATCGAGGCACGAGGCCAGCCAGGGCACGCCGCGGGCCTGGTCCTCTTCGGTCATCTCGTAGCCGTGGATGAAGTCCTCGTAGCGGATCTCGTAAAATTCGCCGGTGTAGACTTCGAAGGCCCCGAAGATATAGGGCTCGGAAATGTAGTAGCAGATCGGGTTGCGGTTGTCGTCGCGGCGGACGCCCAGGGCGACGGCCGGGTCGCCGAGGAATTCCGGCGGGGTCAAGAGCCGGTGCATGTGGACGGGCAGGAGCCGCATCTTGACCGGCCCCTCGGCGTTGGGATCGTGGATCATCTGCGTGCCGAACTCGCCCGCCTTCCAGAGCGAGCGGACCCAGGAGCTCAAGATCTCCACCCCGGAGAGCTGCCGGTTCGCGCCGGCGTGCCGCCACCACTCCTTCCAGACCTTCTCGCGCTTCAGGTTGTACTCGGGATTGCTCGAGGTCACACGGTAGGTCGGTCCGTCCGGCCCCACCACGTCGACGGTGTAGGAGTTGACCATGCCCTCCATCACCGGGTTGGAGCTGATCTCATATTCGGCCTGGCTGCGCAACCAATTGCTGGCGTAGGCCAGCTCGGCGTTGATCGGCAGGCCCGTCACCTTGGCCCAGTGGGCCTGGTTCATGGGATCAGTGACTTTGCTGTCCCAGCGGCCCCAGCGACCGCGCATGACCTCGGCGGCCGTTTGGATCGTGGGGGCGGGGGCCTCGCGAATGCCGAGGGCCGTGCGGGCGAAAGACTGGAGGCGGTTCAAAATGCTCATGGGGGACCTATTACTGCACGTAGCCCGTGCTGCTGCCGGCGTACTGCTCGCCCTCGCTGTAGGGCGCGGGCTCTTGGATCGTGATCGGGGCGTACTGCACGCCCAGGCTGGCGCCCTGCTGCTGCAGCAGGCGGCGGATGAAGTTCTCGATGCCCTGCGCGTCCCAGGAGGCCGATTGCTCGCCGCCGCCGGAGCCGGCGGAGCGGGTGGCCTTGGGCAGCGTGGCGACGATGCCCTGGGCGGCCAAGGCGTTGTTGATGGCGGTCACATAGTCGCCGCCGGCCAGGGCCGCCAGGGCCGCCGACATGTAGTTATTCAGTTGGTCGACGAGACTAGCCATGGCGTGTTTTTGATGCTGTCGGTTTGGGTGGAGTTGGTTCCAGCCGCCTTAGCGACTGGACCGTGGAGCGGAGGATCGTGAAGCAGGTCAGCGCGCCGTCGGTCGGGTCTTCGTGGATCGCGCGGTCGGCATAGGTCCAACTGGCGATCGTGAGCGAAGTCTTGTCGATCGCCAGCAAGCGGCCAAAGGCCACGATCGCCAGCGGCTTGGCATCGCCCTGGACGTGGTCCAGGAAGGTGACTTCCACGATTTGTCCGCGGCGGAACATGGCTAGGGGTCAGGTTTCAGGTGTCAGGTCTCAGAATGTCAGCAATTGCCGACGTGAGGGTTGGCTTCGCTGGCGTAGCCATACCAGGCCTTTGCCGCGAAGTCCGGAGCGGTGAAGGTGGCCTGCTTCGTGCGTTTCCATTGCATCTGGAAGAGATTCACGAACGGCTCATCGGCCGAGGTGACGGCCTTGATTTCCTCACTGACCGTCAGCTTTTGCCTGTTCATCTTTTTTCGTCGGCAATTGCCGCTGGTACCAGGGGGGAAATTCGACGGCCCGCTGCGAGCCGGACACGTTGTCCGGCCAAACGACCTCCAAGTCATGCGAGCCGATATATGCGACGTAGACGCTCGAGCCGAGGCCGACCCAGTTGAGGGCCAATACGTCGCGCTGGAGGTGCATGGCCTCCAATGCCTGCTCGAGGGCCTGGCAGCGACGGACCAGCGGGTAGACCAGGTTGTCCCCGTCATCGGGGAAGATCCTGAGAATCTGCTCATAGGTCCACTCCCGCTCTTCATAGGTCGTGGGGCGGGAGTTGGCTTCGCGGGTCTTGATTGGCGGCAGGTTCACTTCTTTTTCACCCGGGTGCGAATGGCGGGCGGGTCGGGATAGTGGATCGTGCTGCGATCGATCTGCTCCGGCGGCGGGTCGCGGCCGTCGGCAATCCGCTCCAGGCTGGCAATGCGTTGCTCGAGATCTTGGAAGGCCGCAATACAGGCAATGCCGACCTCCCGATAGTTCGGGTTGGTCAGTTCCAGTTCGCGGCGGATCATGGTGATGGCGGCGGGCGTCATAAGTGTTCGCCATAAGTGAGTGTAACCAGAAAATCGCCGCTGAGCTGCTCTTCGGTGCCGATCGCGTTT